GTATCAATTGGTTTTCAGATAATATAATCTGTATGGACATGAGTAGGGCGGGGTATAAGCATTTCGTGAGCAGGGCGTATGTTCATCATGCTGGATCACAAACAGTGGGAATGGATTACGAGAAGTGTTTAGAGGAACCGAAGGCGTGGTTAAGGGCTAACAGGCCAGATATGTACGAAATATTTTACGCATGACATCCAAAGGATAGTGCAAGTGCAGATAAAAACAGTTACTGTAGATAAACTAATTCCCTATGTCAGAAACAGCAGGACTCATTCTGATGCACAGATAGCCCAGATCGCGGCGAGTATTAAGGAATTTGGCTGGACTAATCCTATATTGGTGGATGCAGAGAATGGGATTATTGCAGGTCATGGGCGGCTAATGGCTGCAAGAAAGCTAGGTTATAAGGAAGTTCCGGTAATCGAGTTAAAGGACATGACTGATACCCAGAAGCGGGCTTATGTTATTGCAGATAATCAACTAGCGTTAAATGCTGGATGGGATACTGAGCTTTTATCTTTAGAGTTGCTTGATCTTAAGGATTCTAAATTTAATTTAGAAGTTTTAGGATTTAAACCAGAAGATTTAAAAACTTTCACTCAAGAAATTAACTTTGATGCTGGATCAGAAGAAGATCAAGGCAAGCTAGATCAACTTGATCCTAAATGGATATGTTGCCCACATTGCGGTAAGGAGTTTGATGCTCGTGAAGCCTGAATTAAAAATTGATTGGGCTACTCATGAAGCTGCAAAGTTTGCTTGTGAGAAATGGCATTATAGTAAATGTGTTCCTGTTGGGAAACTTGCAAAAATTGGTGTTTGGGAAAATAAAATATTTATAGGAGTAATAATTTTTGGTCGTGGTGCAAATAATAATATGTTAAGTCCATTTGGATTAACCCAAGATCAAGGATGTGAATTAGTGAGAGTTGCATTAAATAAACATATAACTCCAGTTAGCAAAATAATGTCTTTTTCTATTAAGTTTTTAAAAAAATCTCAAAATAATTTAAGGTTAATAGTTTCTTATGCTGACCCAGAGCAAGGACATCATGGAGGTATATATCAGGCTTGTAATTGGATTTATACTGGTGAAAGTTCTAAAGCCATCAAAGTTTTTTACAATGGTAAATGGTCACATAAGAAAACAGTAGATGATGCTGGAGTTGACCAAAAAAATTTACTTAAAAAAATTGTTTCAGGTAAACATAGATACTTAATGCCATTAGATGAAGCAATGAGACAAAAGATTGCAAAATTAGCAAAACCTTATCCTAAGCGTATAAAGCAGGCGATGATCGAGTCCATCGAAACAGCGGAGGTGCAACACCTACCTATACGCTCCACTGATTTACAAGTTAACAACATTTCCCCTTAAAAAAATGGTAGAGCATAAGCCAACAGAAGAAAACAAGCGATTAGTCGAAACATCGGCTGGTCTTGGCTTGCCTCATGAGCAAATAGGGGCGTTAATCGGTATAGACGATAAGACGCTGCGGAAGCATTACAGGGAGCAACTAGACTTGGGGAAAGCTAAGGCAAGCGCTCAGATAGCTAAAACGCTATTTAACAAGGCTCAAAGCGGGGACACGACTGCATTGATCTGGTGGACTAAGGCTCAGATGCGATGGGCTGAGACACAGAAGCAGGAGATTACCGGGGCTGATGGAGCGCCTCTTGTTGTATCTTGGAAGAAATGAAAGAGATACAGATAGATTACAAGCCAAGACCTCACCAGTACGAGTTACATGAGGCGTTAGATAAGCACAGGTTTGTAGTTGCTGTCATGCATCGTCGTGCTGGCAAAACTGTAGCGGCTATCAATCATCTGATTAAGAGTGCAATCCAATGCGAGAAGCCAAACCCTCGACTAGCGTATATCGCGCCTACTTATGGTCAAGCCAAAAGGATTGCTTGGGATTACTTACTAGAATATACAAGGCCACTTGGAGCTATCGCTAACATTGCTGAGTTACGCGTTGATTTTTGGGGGCGTAGGATTAGTCTTTACGGGTCTGACAATCCTGATAGTCTTAGGGGTCAGTACTTTGACGGAGTATGCCTCGATGAGGTTGGGGATCAGAACCCTAAGATTTGGAACGAGATCATACGTCCAGCGTTGGCAGATCGTCTTGGGTGGGCTTTGTTCATTGGGACTCCTAAAGGTAATAACCATTTCCATGATCTAGCAGAAAGAGCCAAGACTGAAGCTGATTGGTCATTCCTAGAGTTCAAGGCCAGTCAGACTAAGATTATCCCAGAGCAAGAACTTAAGGCTGCTTTAAGGGAAATGGGGCAGGACAAGTATGACCAAGAGTTCGAGTGCTCGTTTAATGCAGCGGTGGAGGGTAGTTACTATGGCTCAATTATCAATGATCTTGAGGCTAATGGTCGTATTGCCGAGTTTCCTCGTGACGATCTCTGTCGTTCTTTTACTGCTTGGGATATTGGGATGGGCGATTCAACGGCTATCTGGGTTGCTCAAGTGGCTGGAAAAGAGGTACGTTTACTGGACTGCGTTGAAAACCACGGAGTAGGACTAGACTGGTATGTATCATGGTTGCGCGAGAATAATTACCAAAGCTTTGACCATATTCTCCCTCATGATGTTGAGGTAAGAGAACTAGGCACAGGTAAGAGCCGTAAGGAAGTATTGCAGGAAGCTGGCCTAAACGTGACTGTTGCTCCGAGGCTATCGATTGCAGACGGTATTCAGGCCACCAGAAGGCTGCTTCCTAGATGCTGGTTCCATCCTGATACAAAGCAGGGATTAAATGCTTTGAGGAACTATCGTAAGGAATATGACGAGAAGCGGAGTGTGTTCTATGACAAGCCACTTCATGACTGGTCGTCACATTTCTCTGATGCAATGAGATATTTAGCAGTAGGTCTTGACGAATCGGATGGTTCGTGGTCAAAACCGTTGCCAAATAATGTTAGATGGGTTGTATAATGAGCAAAATTTCCCATAGGGGCTGTTATGCTCGATTCAGGCACAATCAAGGGCATCCTTGAGAATGAAATAGATAACTCGCTTGGTTACATTGATTCTGAGACAGTAGAGGATCGTAAACGAGCGTTAGAGTATTACTTGCGCCAACCTTACGGTAATGAGGTTGAAGGTCGCAGCCAGATTGTCACCGGCGAAGTCGCAGAGGCTATCGATGGTGCTCTCCCTCAACTTATCCGAGTCTTTACGACTACAGAGGATATTGTCTACTTTGAGCCTAAGAGTCCCGGCGACGAGGAATCTGCTAAACAGGCCACAGACTATTGCAATTGGGTGTTCTACCGTGAGAATGACGGACTCCTGATACTTCATAACTGGTTCAAAGATGCGCTGCTTCAGAAGGTAGGTGTCGTTAAGTCTTATTGGGATGAGCGTGTAGACGTTATTAAAGAAGAATACGAGAACCTGTCTGAAGATGAGCTTGCTCTATTGCTGGCAGATCAATCCTTAGAGGTTATCAAGCAGGAAGTAGAGTTCGAAGAAGTAGTCGATATGCTTGGGAATGTCATGCAGATTCCTAAGTACGAGGTCTATGTCCAGCGTAAGAAAGAGTACGGCTGCGTCAAGATCGAGAATGTCCCACCTGAAGAATTCCTTATCTCCAAGTCAGCTAAAGACATTGAGACTGCTCAGTTTGTAGCTCATCGTCGTCTAATGCCGCGTAGTGACTTGATAGCGTTAGGCTATGACAAGGAGATGGTTGATAGTCTGCCGACCTACAATGATCTGGAGTTCTCGGAGGAACGAGTAGCACGATTCCAGAATGGTGAGCAGCCAGACCAGAATATCAGTCTAGATCAGTCAATGCAGACGGTTGAGGTATACGAGTGCTATATCCGTATCGATGAGGATGAGGATGGCATTGCTGAACTGAGAAAGATTGTCTATTGCGGCTCAGAAATCCTTGACGATGAAGAATGCGACTATATTCCGTTCCACAGTATTTGCCCCATTCCTATCCCTCATAAGTTCTTTGGTCAGTCATTGGCTGATCGTGTGGTGGATATTCAGCTAGAGAAATCGACGATTACTCGTCAGTCTCTAGACAATATGTACCTGACGAATAACGCTCGTGTAGGTGCTGTAGATGGTCAGGTGAATCTGGATGACCTGTTGAACGCTACGCCGGGTGGGATTATCCGTCTGAAGTCTCCGAATGCTTTGGTTCCGCTAACGGTTCAGAGCACGTTCGGTCAGGCTCTCCCGATGATGGAGTATCTGGATCAGGTTCAGGCCAAGCGCACAGGTGTGAATGACGCGCAACAAGGTCTTGACCCAGATGTGTTGTCTAATGTTACGGCTGCTGCTGTAGCTGCGATGATGAAGTCTAACTCTGGCAAGCTGGAGTTGATTGCTCGTGTGTTCGCAGAGACAGGCGTTAAGAGCTTGTTTAAGGGCATTCTGAGGCTTCTAGGCAAGTATCAGGACAAGCCTAAGCTAATCCGTATGCGTGGTCAGTACGTCCAGTATGACCCTCGTACATGGGCTAATGAGTACGATATTTCGGTCAATGTTGGTCTTGGTTCTGGGGATAGAGAGCAGAAGCTAACGATGCTTCAGATGATTCTCGCTAAGCAAGAGCAGATTATCCAGCAATACGGTGCGGCTAATCCATTGGTTAGCGTGATGCAATACCGTAACACATTGGCTAAGTTCATTGAGGCTGCTGGATTTAAAGATGCCTCGGAGTTCATGAATGAGATTACGCCAGAGGTTAATGCACAACTTTCTCAGCCTCAGCCTCCTGCTCCCGATGCACAAGCAGAGGTCGCACAGATGTTGGCACAAGTTGAACGGGAAAAGACTCAGGCAAAAGCCCAGATTGACGCGGCGAAACTTGATCTGGAGCGTCAGACTTTAGAGGCAGAGTACACGCGCAAGGGTATTGAGATGCAGATGAAGAATCAGCGTGATTCGGCTGAACTTCGCATTAAAGAGGCTGAACTTGCGGTTAAACAACTTCAGGCTGTATTGGCACTTGATCTGGCTGATGAAGATACCAAGAACAAGCAAACGGAACTGACTCTGAAGGCTCTGAAAGAACTAGGAGCACTGACTAAAGGGATGCAATGAACGGACTACTAGGGTTACTTAACTTTGGCGCTAGGTACGCTGAAAGCCCTAGTGAGCCATTGAGCATGAAGGGCAAGGGATATTTTGGTCTGCTTCCTGCTGCTGATGGGCAATCCACTGAAATATCGGTTACTGATGAAGAAGGACGTAGCTTCCCATCATTGGTTCCTACATTGACTCAGGATGAGATCAATTACTTGCTGCAAGGAAATTATCCTACTGATGAGATTTACAACAAGGCGCAGATGTGGGCTGATTATCGTCAGTCTATGGGCATGAGTCCATTTGCGTCACCTACTGAATTGCGTATTCCTACAGGACTTTTAGGACGATGAATAAATCTCAATGGGCTGAGAACTTACTCCGAGATGATTACTTTAAGGAAATGATGCAAGACTTGAAGAATCAGGAAATTAACAGATTCGCAATGAGTGAGACTAACGACATTGACTCAAGAGAACAGGCATATATCCGGTTAAGGGTTATTGAGAGTCTTGAGGATCATCTTCAAGGGATGGTCGCAGACAAGAAAATAAAGGATGGGAGATTAAAGATTTTGTAACCGAGTCGGGCGGTTCCCGATATAATTAAGGAAACTAAATGAGCGATACTCAGAACACGACACCTGAGGGTAGTGGTGAGTTGACGGTAGAAGGTGCAGCTAACGCTTTCTTGGGCTTAATGGGTGGAGAAGAAGGCTCCGACGGACAACCTGAACTCCAAGCAGAAGCCAACGAGAGCGAGGCCGAATCTGATGATGAATCAGAGGTAGAACAAGATGATGTCGTTGAAGAAGCCGAGGAACCTCAAAGATTCCGTGTCAAAGCCGCTGGCGAAGAACGGGAGGTAACCCTAGATGAGCTTATCAAGTCATATCAACTTGGCACTGATTACACCAAGAAATCGCAAGCTGTAGCTGAGGAACGTAAGGCGGTTGAGGCCGAGCGCCAAGCGGTTCAAGAAGCTAAGGCTCTGCGCGATCAATACGCGCAACGTCTTGAGATGATGGAGCAAATGCTCAAACCTCAAGATGAGACGGAAAACCTAGCTTACCTAAAGGAAACTGATCCTATTGGCTACTCTGTAAAGGTAGCTGAGATGGTCGAGAGGGATAAGCAACTCAATGCTGTTAGGGCTGAACGCGAGAGAATCGCACAGCAACAAGAGCATGAACGGCAACAAAGCCTTCAGAAGTATGTAGCTGAGGAAAGCCAGAAGTTAGTGGCGGCTGTTCCAGAGTTTGCAGACCCGGCTAAGGGTGAGACTTTGCGGAAGAACATCCGTGAGTTTGGAAAGAGTCTAGGGTTTTCGGATCAAGAGTTAGCGAGTGTCTATGACTCTCGTGCGGTTCTAACGCTTTACAAGGCAATGCAGTACGACAAATTAGTTGCTAGTAAGCCAGAGATTACGAAGAAAGTAGCTCAGGCTCCTAAAGTGATTAAAGCTGGCGTATCGCAGCCTAGAGATAGTAATGCTGAAGAACTGAAGAAACTTAAGGCGCGAGCTAGGGAATCTGGAAGGGTTGCTGATGCCGCAAGTGTATTTGAGAAATTTATTTGAGGTGAATCATGGCTATTTATAACGCACATACCGCTGTAGGTCAGCGCGAAGACCTGACTGATGTTATCTACAACATCTCGCCTACCGAGACTCCTTTCATGTCCTCGATTGGCAAGACCAAAGCCACTGCTGTTTACCATGAGTGGCAGACTGACTCGCTGGCTGCTGCAACGACTGCTAACGCTGCGGTTGAAGGCGCTGATGCATCTGATGCAACTCTGTCTCCTACTACTCGTCTTGGTAACTACACCCAGATTCTGCAAAA